TAGATAACGTATGGTTCAAAATACAAGCCGAGTTAGATACAATGATCTCAAGGCAGATCAGGGAAAATTAAGGTATGACCTTATACCAATCACATCATTAGAAGGCATGGCACAAATATTCACATATGGGGCTAACAAATATAATGATTTTAATTGGTATCAGTCAATAAGACCTATGCGGTATTATGCTGCTGCAATGAGACACATAATGTCTTTACAGCAGGGACAGAAACTAGATCCTGAATCAGGGTTAAAACATATCGATCATGCTATAGTTAGTTTGATAATGTATAGGGAAATAGTTGAAAAATTAGAAGCTCTTAATAAAGCTGGGGTTGACACAAATACACCTTTAACTTATAAAGATTTTATTAAAAATATTAAAAACGAAGAATAACATGTTGTATTATATGAACAATGGGCATGAGCTCATTAAAATAGACGAAAAAACAAATAAGGTTATAAACCTCCATACTAAAGAATCTAACCAAGTTGCATATAGGCCTTTATATATTATACAGGAAGATGGCACTATTATGTACGAAGACGCTCAGAAGCTTAAAGTAAAAGCAGGGGATGTGGTAATGGTATTAGATGCTGGTACACCTATTATTATTAAAGATAAGGCATTTGGGTTACTTGTAGAAATGTATTTTGAAGGTTTAAAAAATAACTTAACGGTAGTGAAATAATTATGAGCGAAATTATATATAAGCGGTTTAGGGGAGATGAATTATTAATGATCAATCCCACTACATATGAAATTAAAAATTTGTATGAAAATAGATTTAATCAGAAAATATATGGTAATTTAATAATTGCCAAAGAGGCCGGTATATTACTGGATGAATCTGGAAATAAACAATTAGTTGACATAGACGATATTATATTTGTTAATTATGATTGTGCCTTTGTTATAAAAAGTAATGAGTTAAATAAAGTAATTAATGAACAAATTACAAAAAGAATAAAGCGAGACGAAGAACGTAGTTTATGTTCTGAGGCTTGTGATTGTGAAGCAAAAACTCCATCTAATTAATATTATTATGGCAAAGAAAAAAGGTAAAGGTAAGGGTAAAGATAAAGGTTGTTAATATGGAAAAGAGTAAATTAATAATTAAAACTTTAGTATCTGGCGTAATGGGGTTAAGTAAAGGCTCTTGGTTATACTATACGCCAGCAAATGATGTATATGAATTTTCATATGCTAAGGAAGATAATCAATCTGATATAGGTAGTTATTATTCATATAAATCAGTTAGTGCTACAATTGATAGGGCGACAGTAGAGTCATATTTAGGTGAATTATTTGAGTATGTATCAGATCCTGTAATAATTGAACGTTTAGCAGAAACTGAAGAAGACAAAGAGAAAGATGAATAAATACCAATTAAAACTGAAGTGTTCGTGTGGATTTGAGGAAGTTCTTACCGAAATGGAAGAGAATGGTCTTCAGATCCACATAGGATCTTCTGATGTATCGGAGGATCACAGCAAATTAGTATTAGACTGTAAACAGTGTGGTGCTAAGATAATGTTAGAAATAGTAGAAAAACCAGAAGAAAATGTATCTGAGGAAATTCGTAACGAAGGATAATTTTACAAGAGTTTATATTACTGTCCTGAATGGGCTGCTTCAGCTGACTCCAAGGGAGATAGACGTATTTAGTGCGTTAATGAAGATCGATTTAGTGTGGCAGCCCAAGATGGATGGTGATTTAAAGAACCTTATGTCTACAGATAATAGGCGGTTGATAATGAAAAACGCCAATATTAGTAAGGCTAATTTGACTAGGGCTGTTAAAAAGTTTATATCGGTTGGTATAATAGAAGTTCAGTCAGATGGCAGGTATTTAATACCAGAACTAATGAAACCTATTATAGACAAAGAGAATAAGATTAATATTCATTTTGTGTTAGACCTTAATAAACCTGCTGATGAAAAAAAATAAACAAAAAGGATTTGGTGCTACATTAGAGCTATCACCATTTCCATTTGATTTGTATATAGCATTAGGTATATCATATGATGAAATAAATAAATATATACAAAAGAGTATACCAGACTTCAATGCACATGAAGAGTTTAAAGATATAAATAGCAGGCATCATGGTAGGACTCTACAATTCTCAGATGGTCAATTATTATTATATCTACCTTTCGTTCCTGACGTTAATGACCCATCTGATATAGCTTTATTAGAACATGAATTATGGCATGTTACTCATATGTTGTTAGATAGGGTAAGCACACCCCTCGTTGAGGCTACATGGGAAGTATATGCATATGTGTTGCAGTATGTAACAGTGGAAGTACTATCTATGATAAAAGAGTATAAAAATGGAAAGTAAATACTATACACCTACAATTGAAGAATGGCATGTTGATTTTGAATATGAACAACGTAGGGAAATATGGGATAGAAGTTATCTAGGTATTAAAGTTTTAGAATATATATGGGAACCAGTTATTGGTAATTTAGGACAATTTAAAGAAGGGATAGATCCAGATAGGAAAGAAAAACATTATAGATTTACAAACGGTCAATTAGGATTCGGCGCATATTCAAATATGGTAAGAGTCAAATACCTAGATAAAGAAGATATAGAATCATTAGGTTGGAAATTTAACGATAATATGTCTGTTGTTTCTCAACTATACTATTTATATGAAAAGGACGGATATGATTTGTCTGTGTGGTATAGAAAAGAAGGGTTGCTGTTAGTAATTCGTAAAGTAAATAAAAGTTCAGACAATATTGTAGTTCATAGTCATAGTATTTTTTATGGGTATATTAAAAATAAATCAGAACTAAAAGTATTATTAAAACAATTAGGGATTGAATAATGTTATTGGTTAAACAGAAATGGCAGGACGAATTAATCCATACCATAGGTTTACTTACTATGAAAGAAGATAGGGTGATAAAGCGAATAGTATATCACCCTTTGGAATTTGCTAAGGAAAAGATGACAAGTGAGGATGATGAACGTCCAATAAGGATACGATATTTTGGTGCGTTTGTTTTGAAGTCGAAAAAATCAAAAGAACGAGCAAGAAAGTTTACATACATATATAAAAATTATGAAATATATAAAGATATTGTAGCATCATATGGTTATGAAGTGGATACTTTAGAAAAATATCAAACTATTTTAAAGCAACATTTTAACGGCAAAAAGATTCGATATATAGATGAAATCTATGAGAAAGGCTTAGTTTTAAAACAATGTATATAGGGGTAGGTAACTTCCCCTATTTTTTTATGTATATCTGACATGAAATTATTCGATATTCAGCAAGGTAAAGTTGTGATGAATCCAACTATACTTTGGGTTCCAGAGTTTCGTACTCTGTGGGATCGGGACAAAAGCAAACATAAAGAGCAAGCTGTTAATGAGATATCATATATAGTATTTTTATATGATTTTAGGTCACCTTATACAGCTTATTCTACAAACGAGCGTGAAGCTCGTATAAAGAAAGACTGCTTCAAGTCTGAGGAATGGCAACCAGACGATGCTATAAAAGCAGCAGTTGTAAAGTATAAAGAATTACAGAGTAGTCCTATATCTAGGTTATTACAATCAGCTATGGACACATGTGATAAGATGACAGACTATTTCAATAGTGTAGATTTTAAAAAGGTAGACCATAATGGTAAACCTATATTTACATTAAAAGAAGTATCTAGTGTGATGAAAGATATTGGCGATATTGTGTCTTCATTAGAGTCCTTAAAAGAGAAAGTTGATAGGGAACAAATGGAGCGTGGTTCTATCAGGGGTGGAACTGGTATAGGAATGTTTGAGAGATAATTATGTTTGAACTACCATTAAAGAAAACTATTAATTCAGATAAATTTAGACAACCAGCTATATTCTTTGAAAAACATGGGGTGTATACATTTGCTCCTCCTGGTACAAGTGAATATATAAGGTATTGGACTAGTGAACTAGAACGTTGTCAATATGGTTTTGTAGCTGAAGACGGTGACTGGATTCCTGGTTATTATTATTTTTATTTGAATTATAGTAGGATTATTGTTGTTAAAGAATTTACTATAGATCTTGGTGATGGCCGTACAAAAAAGAAAAGGGAGCGTGTAGAATCGTTTCCTTATTTTTGGGACTATGATAGAGCTTATTATGAAGCTGTTGAATTAGCAGAAACCAACGGTAGACATCTTGCAGTTATTAAAGCTAGGGGCAAAGGATATTCTTTTAAAGGAGCATCTATGTTAGTTAGGAATTACTATATGTTTAGGGAATCTGTATCATATGCAATAGCAGCTGAAACAGAATTCTTAACTAAAGATGGTGTACTATCTAAGGCCTGGGACATGATGGACTTCATAGACAATAATACAGGGTGGTATAAACATAGACAAGTTAAAAATAGTTCTATACACAGGCGCGCTTCTTTCATAGAGAATGTTAATGGTGTGCCAATTGAACAAGGTTATAAGTCTGAGATAATAGGTATTTCCCTAAAGAATGATCCTCAGAAAGCCAGAGGTAAACGTGGTAAATTAATACTATTTGAAGAGGCTGGTAAGTTTCCAAATCTTAAAACTGCATGGCAGGTAGCTAGGCCTTCTGTAGAACATGATGGCGAGGCATTTGGTCTTATGATAGCTTATGGTACTGGTGGTACAGAAGAAGCAGACTATACTGGTCTTAAAGACTTATTTTATGAACCAGATGCATATAACTGTTTACCATTAAGAAATATATGGGACGAAGGGGAGCATGACACAGCATGTGGTTTCTTTATACCACAGTCTGCAAATATAGAAAAGTTTATGGACAAAGATGGTAATACTGACTTTGACCAGGCTACTCAGTTTATATTAACAGAACGTGAAAAGGTAATAACCAATGCTTCAGATCGTAATGCTATTGATAGGCATATTTGCGAACAACCTTTAACACCTGG